AATTAAGAAATTATCCAAGATGTATATTTGGTAGTCATAATTCATCAAATACAATGGAAGCAGTGGATAAAACAAGTCATCTCGCTATTACAAAGTTGGTTGGATTTTTAAACAATGTTTCAAAACTGTAATCGTATTAGCAGGTTATAAGCCTAACTTAATACTCTTCTCTTTTAATGTCTCATCAACTTTATCAGCATGATCAGACATCATCATCTCTCTGAATCCTACTCCTCTTTTAGCATACAACTTACTATTCATCATCTTCCTCATACAATTCTCTTTACTTATGATCCTGTAATGATGACACAACATATTTGCCCTCACTATCTCTGCCTCATGTAGTCCTTTATAAAAAGGTCCAAGTCTTGATCCTTTTCCATCAACACTTTCAACAACCCTCACTCTACCAATCTTCCCTCTTGGATTATGTATTCCAATTCCTCTAAATTTAGATGCTTTAAATATACATTTCACTTCAATTTTACCAAATCGACATCTAAACTTGCGGTTTCTTCCCCTATTAGGATGTCTCATGTCATGATTCCATCTATGAGTTATTCCTCTCAAAACTTTTTGGGGTGATTTGTTTCTTTTATTACACGCCATCATAATCCAAGGGATTTTAATACAATCCACATCTTTATATGTTGTTTCTAACTCTTCCCTAATTGTTTTTTCTGGATTTTTTCTAGTATTGATAAATTCATCAACATCAACTGATATAATCCATTCAAAATTATTCCTGATTACTTTGTAAAGTCGATTAACTTGAAACATTTGTCTGTCTTTTGCTTTATTTCTACTTATTATATTCTTTAAAAAAAATACAGTGACCTTATCATTTTTCATTAATCCATTATAAATAGATTTGTCATTGCTATTATCATCTAAAACAAATATTTTATCAACACCTTGTGATATGTAGTAATCACAGAATTCTTTGATAAAATACTCATCTTTACATCTTGTGATCAAACCCAAAAAATGTTTTTTACTCATTTTAAACTATTTCAACAAATTAAAATTATTTTTTTAACTCCTTCCTCAAATTTTGAATCATTTTTATTATGTGTCCTCTACTTTTGAGTAACTCCTCTTTTTTAATTTTGTTTTTTGTTTTTACTATTTGTCCATTGATTTTACGAATATGTTTTCTCAAATGTTCTATCCTAATTCTCAACCTTTTCTTATAATAATACCTGAACATTCTATCCATTACCAACTCTTTTTCCTTATCAAATCTCATCCTTTTTACTACCAAACTTTGATTCCTTTTAATATTAAACAAAGGTTTCGTGTAGTTATAACTATTCAAAACAGTGTAAATAAATGTATCAGCCGGAGCTTTGCCTTTTGGAATAAAATCAACAGGAAAATTAACAAATATCTTCTTCATTCCATTCCTAGTAATGTAATAACAACCAGTGGATTTCCGCTTTGTTCTATAAGCCCATTTTGAATAATCTTTACCCATCATTAACATTTTCTTACAAGCCTTCGGATTAGAACAGTGGAGAATAATACACTCAGCATCTTTTGGGCGATTTGAAATGATTTGTTGAATGGATTTTCCCCACATATGTTTATTATCTATATAAACGTCATCTTCCATTATCAATGCTTCTTTTGCACCATCTATAAATGCTTGTCTGATAGCTTTGATATGCGATTGAACACAAGCAACTTCGTATTGATTCATGAAATGTGTTGCTCTTAGATAATTACCATCAACAGCCCGGACTCTTCTGAGATTTTTATAAGTTTTTTCCATTATATGTCTTCTATCAGGTGACCTATCAAGATTTATGTAATAACATGTATGAAATATTTCGGTCATATATATTATGTTTTAATAAAAAATAAAAGAATTAACTTAACCTTCTTCGAATACTTCTCAACCTATTCATTATTCTAATTTTTCTTCTCCAATTTTTTACTCTTCTTAATCTTGCGGTTAATATTCGTACTCTTCCCCTCAATCTAGTTTTCAATATTACCTTCTTATTAGGTTTAGGTTTAGGTTTAGGTCTTGGATTAGATATTGAATCAGGTTTTGGTTTGTTATTTTTTCTTTTTCGATTAATTCTATTATAATATGTTTTGAACATTGAATTCATTCTTCCAATACGATTTCTATTTGATCGGATATTCCCAGTGACTGTGCTTCTGTTGAGTCTCATATTAAAAAGTGGTTTTGTGTAGTTGTAACTATTCAAAACAGAATAAATAAATCTATCGGCAGGGTTCCAATTTCTCGGAGCATAATTTGGACCAAATCTCTTATAAATTTTTTCCATACCCTTTCTATTAATATAATAACAACCTGTTGAATTCCTTTGCATTCCTCTCTTCCATTTTGAATAATCATTTTTCATTCCCAACATCTTCCTACAAGGACCAACCATTGAACAATGTAAAATAATACATTCAGCATCTTTTGGATATCTTTTTGGATTAACAACCTGTCTAATATTTTTCACCCATAATTTCCTAAAATCAATAAAAATATCATCCTCCATAATCAAGGCCTCTTTAGCACCATCGCTATAAGCTCTTCTGATAGCTCTAATATGTGATTGTAAACAACCAAGTTCACCATTACTTAATCTATTTACTCTTCTTGAACCAGATTTCCTTTTCATTTTGCTCCCATCGACGCCTTTAACTCTTTTCAGATTCTTATAAGTATTTTCCATTACTTTTTTTCGATTAGGAGACCTATCAAGATTAATATAATAACACGTGTGAAAGATATCAGTCATGTCCTTGTGCCTTATTATAAAGTGATAAAATTAATTAACTCTTTTAATTCTTTACACATCCAGCACATTGGATATCATAACAGCAACAGTGTGGATTGTCTCCTTCGCAATTGTAACAGAATGGTCCTCCAACGCATTGTCCCTTATTATTACACCCCCTTGGACAATGATACTTTCCACGTTTTGAACGATGTCCTTTATTGTAATATGGATGATTCAAGAAATAGATTGTTTGATATTTTTTACTGGCTCTGTCCATGAAGATTTCATAAAAGACGTAACCAATAATAACAATAAATATAATAGTCACTATAACAACAATAGCAGATGTAATTATATCCATAATCTCTTATAAGATATAATCATATTTTTTTAACACTTGATATAAAAATTGATTTTTGATTTTTCAGAAAAACATTATCAATAATGTTTAATTATGACTAATTACACATATGAAAAATCTAGAGATAAATTCAGAAATTGTGCAAAAATGTACAACGCTGATATTTTGGATTCATTAGTAATTGATGATAAAGATGATCTTACTATAGATATTGCTATTTTTAAACGTGATCCTAAATCATTAATTTTACACATTTCTGGAACACATGGTGTGGAAGGATTCATCGGTTCTGAAATTCAAACAGAAATAATGAAAAATATTCCTTCCAAATCACCTACTATAATCTTTGTACACGGATTAAATCCATTTGGTATGAAATATTTCAGAAGAGTCAACGAAAATAATGTCGATCTAAACAGAAATGCACTATTCAATTCCAATTTCAAAGATAAAATAAATCTATACAAAAATGTCACAAATTACATAAACCCAAAATACACACTACACGACACAATCTATTCCAGAATCTATCGCCTATATAACATGACCAAATCAATAATAAAAAATGGTTTCACAAACTCCAAAAGAGCAATGGTTACTGGCACATACGATCCAAATAATTCTAAATGTCTATTCTATTGTGGAAACGAGTTACAAAAATCTCATAAACTTCTCAAGAATTATTTGGAACAAAATGGATATACAAAAATTGTGGAAGATTTATGTTTGATTGATGTACATTCTGGTATGGGTAAGATGGGTAAGGATACTATAATGGTTGGATCATCGAATACAATGGAGAAAGAGTATTTGGATAAATTATTTTCAGAATCTTATGATGTATGTTACACACACAATGATAGTACAAATAATGTGACAAAAGGTTACGAATATACTCGCGGTGATGTTGCTGATAATTATCCAACATTTTTTACTAATGCAAAAAAAGTTATTTCCGTAACTCAAGAATTTGGAACATATCACAATATATGGGTCGCACTTGAATTAATTTTGGAAAACCAAGCATGGAATTATGGTAGTACTAATTATGATAATAGAAAATTATATAATATATTTTCACCTTTACATGATGAAAACATAAAAAATGAAATGATTACAAGAGGTATCAATACATTTAATATTGTCATTAACAAGATGTAACAACATCACATGATTGATTATAAATATTCTGTAAAACTGAATCAACAGTTTTTCCAAAAAGAAGTTTACCAGAATCACACTTCTTTTTCTTAATTTCTGATGCAGCAATCATCTTAATTGTATTTCTGAATGTCCCATTCTTAGCTATCATATATGTCAAAAGAACATTCTCTTCAATCAAATGTTCTATACTATCCTTAAATTTCTTGTTCTTCATTCCTTGAATAAGATTGGGTGTCCCAACCTTATTAAAATTGTATAAAATTATCCCTTTCTGATTATTCATCTTTAATTTTTTAATTAAGTTTAAAAAGTTTACCTTGTATTCCTTGAATTTCTCCTTGAAATCCCTATCAGAAACATTATAATAAGTAATAACGACTATTGGCCACATCTCATCATTGAATTCTGCTAACATTCCTATATATAAACTATTTCACATAAATTTTTTTTAAGTTTTATTTACGTAATTTCTTCTTCTTTCCTCCAACAATGACATAAGGATTTCCATTTTTGTAGTACCTTACTTTTCTATTACCAACTCCCTTGATGTGAACAGTTTTTTTACCTCCCATCATTGTATTCAAATTAGGTGGTGGTAAATAATGTCCTAACTCATTGAGGTTTCTATTCCTACTATTGAATTTTACTCTATAAACTTTTTTTAATAAAGCAGGAACATCAACATCATATGTTTGTGATAATCTCATCAAAATATCAGGAATTTTTGATTCTAAATAATTGTAAATACTTTCAGTTATAGGAAAATTTTCTAATGTTGTATTCATCTCATTGATTGTTTTCTGAATTTTTGTTTTATTCTGATTAGGAAATTTTTGTAATGTATTTTCTAATTGTTTTTTCTTTTTAGTTATTTTATGAGTTTCTCTGTTTAATTCGGTATTCAATCTTCCTAAATTTTCATGAACATTTTTCTCATTTCCTTTTAACATTGAAGTCATTAAACCTAATGAAATCTTTTTGACTTTGGGTGAAAAGAAATTACCGTCTAAAACTCTACCTAAGCTATCTTTTGACAAAATCTTTGTTGAAATAAAAACATCAATATGATCTCTGTTAAGTTCACCAGTTTGTTTATTGATCAATATACAACTATTCTTGATACCTTCAATAACACGCCTTCCATCAACAACCTCGACTCCATCTGCTTTACTCAACTCATCAACCAAAAAGAAACCAATATTCGTTTGACCATCATTATAATTAATATTATTTGTTTCATTTCTAATAGTTCTCATTAATTTTTTTGACTTTTGTTGCCTTTTGTTCTCTAATCTTTCATTAATACTGATGAAATAATATTTAATTTCATCCAAAGCTCTATCAATACCCGCTTTTGCTCTCAAAACATCTTCAACTGTTGATTCTGATAATTTTTTAATGTTTTTATCAACTGATTTGAGCATTTGATTCAAAATCATTGCAGAATATTGTGAAACCAATGTGTAGATATTACCTTCCATTCTACGCAAATTAATCAAACCAAAATACTCAATATCTCTTGGATAAGCAATTTCTTCTCCATTTTGTTTAACTTTGTAAACCCTTCCTTTGTTCTGATTAATAAATTTAACATATTTGGCATAAATACTGAAAATACCTTCAAGATCCCTATCCTTAAGTTCAAAAACAGATTGGACTTGTCTTGGTTCTCTATTTTTATAAACAACTATGTCATACTCATTATTAGTTTGACCATCAACATGTAAACCGTAATCAGCACTGTATTCAGAAAGATTTGCTAAGGTAGCCTCAAAACTATCCTCAACAAACTTCTCAAAAGTGTCACCCCATCTGTATTTAACATTTGCTGCTTTTGAACGAGCATTATTCAAATTATGCAACTCCGCTGGCAAATAACTATTGTTAATCATCTATAACAATACTTACATAATTTGTAGGTATATACAATATTTCCATCAAAAGAGTTCCCAACTTATAACTATTTTGTACCGATGACCACAGAGTGGTCAGTCGAAAGGGGGCCAGCGGGGGTTACCCCCGCACTTAGAAGGTATTCTCATTAAAGTTGTTATACTTTCCAGGTTGATTCAAACATGTGACCCTAAATGCCATTAAGTGATCAACACCTTTGAAATCAACAAATGAGCCATCATACCTTAAAAATCTAACATCAATACTCTTCAATCTTGCCAAGGGCGGATTAAAATATTTAATGTCTTTATCCAATGGTGCGCCACCTGAATTAACAATTGTTTTACAACTATTTCCATCAAGTTCAATAACAGCATAAGCATCATCAATACTTGCTGGATCAGCCTTAAGCATGTGGAATTGAGGAATATCCAAGATGACATATTGTGGACATTCAAGTTCGAAAGCATAAGAACCATAAATTGCCCAATATTGTTTAATTCCTTCAGTATCAGCAGGTATTGTATCTTCTATAGCAGCAACATCCATTATAAGTTTATCTTGTGTTTCATAAACTCTATACATATTCGTACCAATCTGTACATAATCTCCTTTAGAATAATATTTCCTGAGATCAAAATCTCCATCATTAATGGTTATTCTATAAACTTGATGACCATTCATAAAAACATCTGTCAGAGAAGATCCTGCTCCATTTAATGTCATTTCATCATCAATTGGTAAATCATTGTCACAATTTAAACCAATATCTCCATTATATTTTGTATCAGCAGTATACTTCTTTCTCTTAAATCCCAAAGTTTTATCAATACTGTTGTAGTTGATTGATTCATAATATTTATCAATATTTCCTTGATTACATTTAATAAACTTATCACCAACATCATAATCCAAATTGAAACTAAAAGGTTTGTTGGATTGAATCTTGATTAAATTGGTATCTGGATCTTCATAAAAGTTGAAATATGTGTCAGTACCAAAAGTCTCAAAAATATTCCCTTTAGATCCATTAAGAAGATCAAGAAAACTTTGATTAGTGTACTCCCCTTGTCTAATCTTAAATTTATTACAATTTGTCAAGTCATCTATATCATCCCCAGAATTGAGTATGATTTCATTATTTTTTTCGTAGATATTATAAACAGAATTTGGAATACCTGCTAAAACCAATTCTACACTGATAACATCTTTATATTCTTCTTTAATTTCATATTTATATTTATTAGGTTTTGGATAATTAATATGGTCCCTATCTCTACTGTCAATTACTAACTTTTGTGAAATTCGACCATGTGTTTTATTTCTCTCAGGTGGTTTAATAATAAACTGATCATAAGTTGGCTTTACCATTTCCATTGGTTGATTGACAGCTGAATATGTATTTTTATTGAAAGCTGGAGGTGGACCTCTATTTTTCTGTGGCATATTCGGATAATACATTATACTATACTATTAGAATAAAAAAATATCTCCTTAGAAACTAACAAAAAAAACAATAAGAAAACCAACCAAAAATCATCCGCGAAGGCGATAAGGGGGCTAACCCCCGTGTTTGGAAAACATATTAATTAACCTTTTAATAAAATATATGAGTTCTACATTTCTTGCTCAGAACAATATTAATATGTTAAGAAATACAATATCACAAATTGTAGGACAGGGAATTAACTTTGATCAAATTCTTATTCAGAAAATAAATGAAATTAATTCAAATATGAGGAACAACCCTCCTGGTAATATGTCTCTTAATAATTATGTCATGAAACAAAACAAAAGAGCAATATCTCTTGTTATGAATGATCAAAGATTAAAACAATTAGTAGCACAAAATAGAAATCATAACAATGTACCAAATAATAATCATAATAACTATCAACAAAATAGTACACCAAATAATAATGACAATCAACATCAAAATCATACACAACCCATTCAAGGCGCTACTACAAGTCATCATGTTTTTGATCCAAGTCGACAAATTTATAGGGAAGCAAATACTAATGTTATGGACAGACCACAATTACAGAATGATATGAGACGTAATCTTCAGATGACAGAAAGAATGAATCATTTTAGAGAGAATAGAGATCAGATGTTTCCAAAACAAGAAGATATAGATTTTACTGATGATGTTCCAGATAATGAAGAACCTGCTGATAAGTTGTATGAATCAAGACTACAACAAAGGCAAAATGAAATTCAACAACAACCACAATCTGTTCCAATTGGTGAAATCAGATCACAATCACTTGTTCCACAACCTCAGGCTCATATTGAGCCTAGACAAACTCTGGCTCATGTTGAGCCTAGACAAACTCTTGCTCATATTGAGCCTAGACAAAAAAAAAAGAGTTACTATATAAATATTGATTCTAGGTATCGTGACTTATCGAGATTTCCGAATCCAACAAATTTCGAGATAACAATAAATAAGAATCAAACAGCTAAAACAATAACTGAATTAAAAGATCAACATGGAAATCTTATTCATGAATCAAAGAGACTTACTCAACCAATTATTTCGGAAGGTGTCAACTTTATAATTCCAGATAATATAACAGAAGTTGAATGTAAACAAGTAATAGTTCCTCCTAAACAAATTCGAATCAATGATTTCAATGGAACAAGATTTAATGAACCATACTTAATGTTACAGATAGATGAACTTGCTAAGTATTCATCTTCATATCTTTCTAATAATGGTTTTGCTAAGCTTGTTCCAAGAAATGTTGGTTATGCTTTTGTAGAATTGGAAACAACAGGTGATCATGAAATTTGTGATACAATTCCCGATAATATTTCTATGAATTCCTTAACCATTAATTTACTCAAAAACAATGGACTGAATTATTTTAGAAATGTTAAAGATAAGATCTATATTAAAGGTCTTTATGATCAGAGTATTATCCTTCAAAATGGTGCTGAAGCCAAAGGTTTAGATATTGGTGATACGCTTTATTTTTACGATTGCTCACCATCAATGGATGATGTTATATTTTTCAATATGACAACAAAGATTAAGAACATAAATGAGTGTGAAGGTGTAATTTATGATATTTATGATGATAAAGTTATAAGTGCTGATCATGGTAGGTCAAGACAGGATGATGTTTTTGTGGGGACGAAGAATTTAATGTGTATTACAATGGAGGTATTAACAAATGGGGGTGATAATGAAAGGAATGTTTATAGTGATATTGATTTCAAATATGTTTTCCCGAAGTTGTCTTCTGTTGGAAAGTTCAAAACAATAAATGGGTATCAATTCTTGCCTAATAATGTGAAGGATCAGTTTTATTTTTTCTTGTCATTTAAATCATCTGGTGGTCAGATTTTAAATAAACTGGTTAAAATTCATGGTTTTAATAGAAAGGGTGTTATTGTGGAAATTCCTGAAAATTTTAATAAGAAGAGTATTTTGAAATCGGGATTTGTGGAGTGCGATTTGAGGGGTAGACAAAATAATAATGAGGATTCATTATTTTATCAAGGTGGCCATGAAATAGTTGACATTGACCAAAAGAATAGTACTTTAGTTCTTGAAACAGAGTTTAATGAAACAGAATGTAGACAAAATGATATATTTTTTATTCAATCAAAATTACAAACTAACTTCACTTTCAGAATCGCTTAATGAATCAGATTCATGATCACTACTGTAAGAAGAATTAATTTTCCAACCATTATAAAGTTTTTCTTGAATTTCTTCAAAACTTTCATCCAATACTGTAATTTCTGAATCAACAAATGTAGCAAACTTACCATGATATTTTGAATCTGGATTACAATTTAACAGTAGATAAACGTGGTAACCAATAATATTCAAAACTGGAATCCAATCAAAGATACTACCAAATCCGAAGTAATCAAATTCGTTTTGTTCTTTCCCATCTATTAATGTAAAATCACTATTTTCCATTATTGATTTACACTCTTCTTTCTCTGCACATTTCATACAAATGTCAAAATCATATATATTACAATGATAAAATGGTGATTGCTTGAAAAAATTATACCTTAAATTTTTCGCTATAAATTTATACAAATTCTCTTCACAATAATTACAATAACAAGAAAAAGGTAACTTCATTGGATCAAACTTATTTATAGTGTCTACTGTGTTATGTTTCTCTTTTACGAAACAATCATGAAATCTTTCTATATTCATTTTATTATAACAATTCTGATCTTCACTTTCAAGAAATTGTTTTTTAATTTCTTCCAATGTTTTTTTACTACATCTATCACAAATGTGATGATCACAATCTCTACAATAATAAAGAAATTCTGACCTATTTTTTGTATTGGGAAATATAACTTGTTTTGAACACCCAACACATAAATACCTATAACCACCAAAACATGTATTTAATCCATTAATAGAACTAATTCTCAAATCATATCTTTCATTAAATATTTTCTTATAATAATTAATTAAATCATTCTCATTTACCACTTCACAATATTTCTGAAAATATATATAAGGAATTTCACTATACTTCCTTGGTAATTTTGCATTAATAATTGCCCTCGAAAAAAAATTATTAGAATATAACAATGTTTGATTATGAACAAAATAACTAAATAAGCATTGAGGATCAATACTACGAACTAATCCAATTTCATATAATCCCCTAATGATCTCTGAATGTTTATTAAATATTCCATCAGGTAATTTATCACTATTAATTTGAATGATCTCATATTTCTCATCTTCTATCCGATAAGCAAGTGCCAATTTGTTATAATTTTGTGAATTTTCATCAATATTAATCATTATAAAAACAGTTTTCAACTTATCTGTGTAATATGGCATCCAAGCTGTTATACAACCAAATCCGTAATAATCTCTTTTATTGTAATCACAAAAAACATATTTTTGTTTCTCATCAATATCTAAACAATCATAACAATCTTGACAACACTCGTTATTGAAAGATTTCTGATAATAATTTTCACGAAGTGATTTATGACATTGATCACAACATCTACAACTAATTGCAACACCTTTTAATTTCCTTATTTGAAAACTTTTTTTCACTTCTTGATCAATCGTATTAATTGGTCTTGAAACAAGATTATATTCAAAATATGCATGTCTATCCTTTATTTGCTCTTTGCGATTATCTTCGTAACACCATTTACACATTATTTTATTAGAATCTTGACAATAACAATAATAATCATCAATAATACCACCTTTTTTATTTAAAGAATAGTGACAATAATCACAAAACATATAATCGGATAAACATATAGTATTTTCGCCATTAATTTTGTATATAAACTCATTATTATTAAGCATCTTCTGAAAATACCAATCTCGCAAACTTATAATTTCTTCATTATTTGTCACAAACATTCTTATTAAATTCTTTTTGTCTCCAAAAAGTCTATCATATTGTTCAATATTGAACTCGCCAACTTTTATATCTTTGTGTCCTTTCATGTACAAAAATTGTTCAGAATTAAAAAATAAACCATTATCAGGAATTTTCCCAGAATTCATGATAATATCAACAACCATTCCTTTATACTGTTATTTTATAAATAGAGTGTTCAAAGTCTCTTTGTCATATAAGTACCCTCAATTTGATACCCATTCTTCTCATAATATTTCCTGACCCCAATTCCAGAAATAACAGCTATCTTGCTGTAACCTTCCGTTTCGGCAATCTCTTCAGCAGCTTTCAAGAGTTTCCTTCCGAAACCCATATGTTGAGCTGCTTTCTTGTCCTTTGTTTGGTTGTGTGGAACCATGAGTCCATAAACATGAAGCTCCCTGATTAGGGCAGAATCAATTAATTCGGGGAAGATAACATCTTCATTTGAAGAGTTCGTGCGTAGACGACAGAAACCATAAATAGTACTTTCATCCTTACTTTCATAAGAGATGAAATACTCATAAGCATCCTTGCTGTCTCCATACCTTCGAACAACTAATTTAACATCCTCTGGATCGAACTTCTTGTTCTTCACCTCACGGCTACGAATACAACGGCAAGGTGTTCCACTTTCAATAAGCATCTTTTCCAAGACTTGTCGCAAACTTGTGTTCATATTTCCTCCATAAATCTCCGTAGTTGGAATATCACGAATGACCCGATTAAGTCGAATCCAAGGAAATGTCTTCCTCATAGCGTGTAGAATAAGATCAATAATCTTCTTGTTTCCAGTTTCTTCATTGATTTCTTCAGCATAAGGTTTGTACTCACCTGTATGAAAAAGATCAAAAATCTTCGTCCAACGAGTCACCTCAGTTGGATAAATCTTCCATTGATCAGCCTGTAGTTCAGGTTCACTTAGTTTGTACATGTAGAAATCAGCATCCAACTTGTAACCTTCCTGTGGGATAATTGTCCAAATGAACAATACCCAACTGAAGAACAGGGCTGTTGATTCAGTTGATACAAATGGTAGACACATTTCAGCAAAAGCATGGTGTAAATAAACCTGTAGAGATCTGACCAAAATAAAAATGAAAATGCCAAAAAAGATCTTAATAATTTTCTCAAAAATCGGATCAGTTTTGTTAATATGAGTCCTCCCTAAATTTGGACAACCAAGAAGGCGGTCAAACATTTGAATGTCTTTGTCATAATCACTTCCATACAAATCAGGCATCAAATGAATGTCCACCTTGAAACCATTCTGTTTCAGAAGGTGGAGTGCATTCTTTGTGTGTTTTGTGTAACAACCACGATTGATCTTCTTCAAAATCTCATCATCAATGTGTTGGACACCCAATTGGACACGTGTACAACCATACTTACGGAATCGTTGGATTTCATATTTATTGATTGCATCAGGACGAGTTTCCAAAGTGAGACCAATAATTCGACTCGTAGCGGTTTGGTTAAGTTCAATCTCCTCTTGGAGAGAGAGCCTGTCACGTCTTGGCCCGTTTTCTTGGTCATGATAAAAAGTGTTCGCAGCATAATAAATATCTCTGATAAACTCTTCTTGATATTCCACTGGATAGTGGCTCCAAGTACCACCAAGAACGAGGATTTCCAATTTGTCAATAATGTGACCACACATGGAAAGGCTTCCAGCACGGTCATAAAATTGGCGAACAGCATCAAAGTTATTCGCATTAGCCCTCCTCACGGCGGGTTCGGTTGAAATGTAACTTCGAGGTTGTTCAATCTTGGTTCCGATAAAGATGGCGGTTTTTGTCTTGATTCTTTCGTCAATTTCTTCAGTAAATTTGTTGTAAATCTTCAAAGTAAATTGACGAGTTTCATCATTGTAATTCTTTGAATCCGCAACAGGAATCTCTAATTCTTCTGTAAAGAAGTGAAAATAAGTCAAAACACGGACCTGATCAATTGGATCAACCGATTGTACCCTATAAAGGGAGTAAAGACGTCCAGTTTCAATCTTTTCAAGAAATTCGCAGTGAATATCAATTTGACCTTCATTTGGACAGTAAAAACAATCCTTACCGCAACTGAATTTCTGTTTCTTTCGTTCACCAGTTTTGGAGGTAAATTCTGGAAAAGGTGATGTAAGAACAGTAATAACCTCAACACCAGAGGATTTACGGTTAAGCTTCTTAATCATAAGTTCCTCCATGTTTTCTTTTGGGTCAATTTCACCATCTTTCACCAATTCTCTGTAAATAGCAATAATGTGGGCCTTTTTGGGACACATCTTATATTCACGTTGACACTTCCTACAAGCATCACTAAAATCTTTTGGCGTCACTGGGTTCAACTCAACAAGTCGCTTTACATACTTCTTGAGACGGCCAACGTCCTTAAAATAATGAGTTTTTGTTTTCACAATTTCTTCAATATCCATATTCATTATGGATTGTAATTAAACTTTAACTTATTTTAATCACTTTTTTATCTATATAATTATATATGCTTAAAAAGCAGCAAAATATAATAAAAGCAAAAAAGAGTATAATGCTCGTTTGTTGAAAAAAACACATATAATTATTAAAAAATTCATTAAAAATTATAAAAAATTGAATAAGAAGGAAAAGAAAATATTGAGTATGTACAAAGGTAATTATTATCGTATTATAAATGAATATTTAACAGATGGTAATGTTTCATTCAAAAATTTGGAAAGTTATTTTATGGATAAATTCAAAGAAGTTACATTAGTGGAAAATAATAACTCTGAAAAAAAAAATATATTTAATTTAATGAATTTATTTGAAGAATACAATGAAAATATAAATGAAGAAATTGATCTTTTGGACGGAATTATTACAAAATATGGAGAAAAAACAAATGTTGTTACATATCGAGGAATAACAGAGAATAAAGAAAGGAAAAAAAATTTTTATAAAGAAATTATAAAAGCTAGTAAGAAAAAGGGAAACAAAATTTTTGTTAAAAATTTTCAGTCAACATCATTGGATGTAATTGTATCGGAAGGTTTTTCAGATTGGGGATATTCAAAAGGAATATTATTGGAAATTGAAACAAATGATATTCCTTATTTCTATTTACCGTGGAATATTAATATAGGTAAATTAAAAAAAGAAAAGATATATGGTAGTGAATTTGAACTTTTACTTCCAAGAAATATAGAAATGGAATATATTGGAAAAAAAAAGATTAAAACAGATAGAAATATGCAAAAAAATTGGAATAATTATAATAGAGATGGACACCGCTTAAAGGATTTATACATTTATAAATTCAAAATCACTGAAATAAAGGAGGAAAAAGAAAAGAAAGAGGAAAAGCAAAAAAATATTGAGATTCCCATTAAATTATTAAAAAAATTATACTATATAAATTAACAATTAACAACTATTTTTTTATTTTTTAATAGATTAAAAATAGAAATAAATAAATTTATATTCTTTTTTTTTTTATTTTCATCATTCAACCAATGTCGATTCCCAAATTGTTTATTTTTCTGTTCTAACTCTTTAATCATATTTTTTTTGTTTTGTGCCAAACCGAAATCAACTATTTTGAAATCGATTTTTTTATTTTTCTTTACAACCATTATATTTCCTTTATGAAGATCTTTGTGGTATATATTTAATTTGTGTAATTTGTCTATTTTATTTTGTAGTTTTTTCATTTCATTATCTTTTAATTTATGCTTACTTTCATAATCTGATAATTCTTTGCCTTTTATGTATTCCATTACGATTAAATTTATAAATTTACCGTTTATATTATCATAAATAAATAATGTTTCATATATTTTGGGTCCAATTGAATGTTCACCGATTTTTTTTGATAATTTATATTCGTTTATTCTATTTTTGATAAAATCAGATTCTGTAGGTTCTCTCCAACGTTTATTGTAGATTTGTAATTTAATTGCGTATTTTCTTTTATCTTTTTCACAAAGAAAAACTTGTCCAAATGCGCCACTACCAATTTTTTTTATTTTTTTGTAATCAAGATATCTTATGTAATCTTCATTATTATCAAATGTAAGGAAATGTAATTTTGTTTTTTTATTTTTTAATATTTTTTTAATCAATTCTTCCTTCTTTTTATTTTCTTCAACAATATAAAAGTAGTTGTATAAAAAATTTAATTCAGTCGACATATTTTTAAACTTATCACTTTCAATTATTGTTTTGTATTCTGTATTTCTCTTTTTTTCTGTTAAACTTTTTACAATTTTCATCTCTTCATCTACAATTTTTTTCATACCACATAAATTTATTTCTAATGACATCTATACAATATACATATAAAAATTTATTTATATTTTTTTGAGTTTAAGAGTAGTGGTAATATATATTGTATCTATGGGAAATTGTATGGCTTGTTTAGATGATGATCAGTTGGTTGTTGTAAATTATCCAGCTGGTAAAGATGTAAAACATGGACCGGGTTGTTTCTCCTTTTGTTGTGCTTCATTGTATGTACAGCAAAAGATTACGTTGAAGGATACTGAATATGTGATTGTTACTCATTTGGATATTGGAGATAATCCAGAGAATCCTAGGGATATTATTGAAGTTATTTCTGGACCTTGTTTGTACGAGTTGGATGATCCTTATGCAACAGTGTCACAAGTTAAACAGAAGCCTAATCTTACTAGGACACAATATCTTAAAATAATTAATAAGAAAACTGGTGAGAAAAAGGTTGTTAGTGGGCCGTTGGTTTATGTGCCAGGTCCATATGATGAGTTTGCGAGAATTCAGGATGTTGTTGTTTTGAACAATGACGAGTATATTTATATAACACATGAGGATACTGGTACAATTGAGATTGTTGAGGGTCCAACTAAGTTCATTCCGGGTGCACATGATGTGTTTACTTCGAAGAAGAAGAAGATTGCTTTGGAACATGATGAGTATGTTAGGATTGTTGATAAGAATTCTGGTGTGATTCGTGTGGAGAGGGGACCTTCTACTGTTATTTTGCAGCAGTATGAACAAACGATTGGGAATAAGCAGAAGGCTTTTGAGGTTAATGAACATTTTGGTGTTTATATTAAGAATACACAAACAGGTAATTATGATTTAATTACAATGGGTGAGAAGAATCAACCTTTTATGTATTTCCCTGAGCCTATTCATGAGATTGTGGAGAGGAGGGAGAAGATTCGATTGAAGCACACTGAGGTGATGGTTTTGGTTGATCGTGAAGGTCGATATAGTATTATGAAGGGTGATGGGGATAACCGTACATTCTTTGTTCCACCATATTGTAATATTTTGGAGCAGACTTGGTCTACAGATTTGGCTAAATCTAAATCTAAGGTTCAAAGGGTGAGGAGGTTTGATACTCGTCCGCAATTTATGGATTTCGAGTTTATTATTCGTACAAAGGACAATGTTGAGATTTATTTGGATCTTAACTTCTTCTGGAGGATTATTGATGTTGAGAAGATGATTTTGAAGACTGAGGATCCGCCAGAGGATATTTGTCATCATGCTCAATCTCAGATTTTGTCAGACATTAGTCGAACAGATATGAAGGAGTTCATGGAGTCTTTTAATGAGATTATTCAAACTTCTATTTCTAAGGATGACACTTTTTATACAGAGAGGGGTGTTGAGTTGATCAGGGTTGAAATTACTGGTCGTCGTTGTAAGGATGATGAGACTGAACGCAACTTCCAAGAGATTATTAAGGAGAAAACAAATCGTATCAAGAATTTGGAACAGAGAGAAGGTGAGAATGAAGTTAAGGTTGCAGAATTGAAGGGTAAGATCGAGGCTGAGAAATTACAAGGTGAGGTAGTAAAGGTTCAGAAAGGTTATATGCGAGAAGAAGCGAGAACTGATGGTGAGTCTGATGCAGATAAGATTACCAATTTCTTGAATAATTTGCCAGAGTGTTTGACAAATGAGGAGAAGTTGAAGATTTATTATGATTCGAAGAATACGGAGAGGTTGAAGTTGATCACAATTAATTTGGCTAAAACTAATACTCCCCTTTACATTACACCTAAAGAATTGGATATGAGAATTATGAATGTGAATGGTATGGAGAAAAATGGTGGAACTGTTGTTCCCGTTGATACTGGTAGTAGAAGAAGGTAGCATAATTGCTAAGGGTAGCATAATTGCTAAGGGTAGCATAATTGCTAAGGGTAGCATAATTGCTAAGGGTAGCATAATTGCTAAGGGTAGCATAATTGCTAAGGGTAGCATAATTGCTAAGGAATAGCATAATTGTTAAGGAATAATAAAATTTATATAAAAACATATAACTTTTATTTGATAATATGAATGAAACATTTTTAAGATCGATAGATGATCCCGTGGGGATTAGAGAATGTTATGAGACTTATGGTGCTGTGGGAATAACTGGTGTATTGAATAGTGATGAAATATCTGAAACCAGGGATGAAATACAACAAATCATAAGAAAGATTGTGACCAATGATAAATTTAAATTGGATGATTACAATACTTTTAATTTGGCAGATAAACATCTCAATGCTCATGGGGTAATCGGGGACGAACCATTGATGACTCCTGTTTTGATTAGAAATAGATTACACAAAAACGTTAGAAAGGCGTATAGTATTGTTTATGGAACAAGTGAATCTAATTTATTGGCACAATTTGATAGAGTTTCATGGATGAGACCTAGCATTGGTCCTAATCACGAAGATTGGTCAAAATATCGTACACCATTTCACAAACCAGGATTACATTTAGATGTGGACCCGCGAGCTTACAATGATCCTAAATATGAAAAATTGGTTAGGGATTATTTAAATGGTATTAAATTTGAGAGTCCTCGTGATTTGATACACGAGAATAATGCAAGGAATGTTTCGATGGGTGTACAGTTACAAGGTGTTATGAATTTGTTTGATAATAATGAAGAGGATGGTGGTTTTCATTTTTCCCCAGGAGGTCACAAAAAGTTACGTGAGTGGTATGAAAGAAGAGAAGGAACATTGGATCAAGCAAAGGCAAATGGAAGGTATTATTTTACGCGAATGGATCACGAGTTCCAAAAAACTTGTCGCATACCGTGTCAAGCCGGTACATTAATTATATTTGATGCTGCATTGCCACATGGAACTAAACCAAATTACAGTTACAAACAAAGAATGATACAGTTTATGAGATATATGCCTAAAAGTAATTTGTGTAAAAGATCGTTGAAAAATAGAAAGAAATATATCATGAAATTGATTGATGAATCTGGTTACAAACTGTCGTCAGATGAAAAAAACGTTATTTAAAATTATATTTCGTAATAATTATAATAATGAGTAAAAGTGAAAAAGATATTGATGAAATCCCCTATGCTGCCGAAATCGGCGAAATTGGTGGCATAGTTTATAATGAACATGAACATCCCTATACAACAAGTCAGAGTCAAGCTTATTATTATGTCCAACCATCAAATGTTGTTGAGACGAATCAGAGTGTAATTAATAGTGGAGTTAAAAGTACTTTTTGTTTTGGTTGTGTTGATGGGAATCCAATTAGTGAGATTGTTGTGAAGGGGAGTGGTTTGATTTTGAATGTTAAAGAGGGTTGCATCACTTCAAATGTTCCGGTTCTTTTGGATTATAGTGTTGGAAAGTTGAGAGTATGGAATGCTGAATATAAGGAGGAGTATTCTCTTCTTACTACTGGAAAATCTGTATTAAGTGGTATGAATGTTTTAGATTTTGATGGAAAGAGAGTGAAAACTGATAAGAAATTTATGGTTACAAATTGGAATATTGATATGACTAATCTTCGGTCATTGGTTATTAATGGAAAATCAAATAGTGTAATTTTGAGTGGTTTGAAATATAATAATCTTTGTGATATCTTTGTAAATAGTGATAAAAATAAGTTGAGTATTAATGGGGGCATTTTTGGTTCTTTAAATTTATCTTGTTATTATGGAAATGTAACTATGAGTGATTGTGAATGTGAATATGTTAAATGTGAATTATATGGTAATGGTTTTGTTAATCATTTGGATTCTAAAAAGATAAGCATTAATATTGTAGGAGGCGGCACTGTTTATGTAGATGATTTGGAGACTGTTGTTACAGAAAATATTCACGGTTTAGGAAAGGTTATTAGATTTGAAAAAAAGTGAATACATAATATATATGCGGTGTTTATTCAAAAACATTGATAAGTATTCCAAACGGATAAATAACAAAATATCAATTAATAATTTGCTCAAGTTTAAGGATATGACTCAAGGCAACCGAAGTAGAATGTTGAATGAAGATTTGAAAGGACGTTTGGCAGAAAAGATTATAGAAATTGAGAATTTTCCCAACGGAATATCAATGATGCCTTCTGTTCAAAAGGTCAATAAATGGTATATACAATCTTTCGGAGAGTTAACTGATGTTGATGTTCATAAAAGCGAAGAGTATACCAAAACATTAGAAGGCATATACAATAGGCATTCATCTACATTGATGACTTTCGCCAATGGAATCATCGAATATAAAAAACATTTGGGAGGTTTGTTCAACAATGGAATTGTTAATGCCAACAATGGAAATGAAGATTTCAATATATTAGAGTATCTTGAATTGAATAAGAGGGGCGAAAGAATTAATAGTTATTTGGATATGTTTTATACTAATAGGATTTCGATAAGGTTGTTGATATCTCACTATTTGGAATTGAAGAAAGGTGATGATCAAGTTGGGTATAATGGTATAGTTAGTTTGGATGAGCCTTTGACCCATACAATTGAAGAAGCTATTGAATCTTCGCAGCAAGTCTGTGATAGAGTTTATAATAATTATCCGAATGTAAATGTTAAGGTTATTGGTTCTTCACCGGTTTTTCCGTTTATAAAGAATAATATGTTTTATATTTTTTTCGAAGTTATGAAGAATAGTTTGAGAGCAACAATGGATAAACATGGTCATTTAGAGGATGTACCTGATGTTCAAGTTTCAATTTATAATTGTAATTCCACTATTTCAATAAAGGTTTGTGATGAGGGTAATGGGATTAATTATAAAGATTTGGATAATATTTGGAGTTATTTTTATTCAACAGCAAAGAAAAGAAGAATGAATATTAATGATCAAATGGAACTTAACGATTTTGATGGAAGCTCCCCATTAGCAGGGTATGGTTATGGTTTACCAATTACCAATTTATTGGTTGGATATTTTGGTGATAAAATTCAAATCAATTCGATCGAAGGTGTTGGGACTGATGTTTGTTTACACTTTAGCAAAAATGTGATATAATCCATTTTTACCACATAGCGCAAAAATGTGATCTGAAGATCTATTTTTAGCTTAATATACATAAATGCATAAAAATGTAATTTAAAAATTTATTTGAAATAGAGTATAGATGAGTCATTATAAATATTCTTTTAAAATTATATTGTTGGGTGATGCGAATGTTGGTAAAACAACTTTTACTAGTTTATTGGTAACTGATAATTTACCAACAGATTATCATTCAACTATTGGTGTTGAGTTCCTTTCATCTATTATTGAGTTGATGGATTCAACAAATGTTAAGTTAATGTTATGGGATACAGCTGGTCAAGAAAGGTATAGAGCGCTTACTAAAATTTATTATAAGGATGTTATTGGTGTTTTCTTGTTTTTTGATTTGACGAATAGGAAAAGTTTTTTGAATTTGAGGTATTGGTATGATCAAATCAAAGGGGAAATAGAGAATTCTAATGGAGTTATTTATATTATAGGTAATAAATTGGATTTGGTAAATGAGAGGCAGGTATCAAATGAGGATGTTTTGAACTTCTTAGATGAATTGGATAGTAAAAATACAGTAAAATATAAAGAGATTAGTGTTATCAGAGATAAGAATGATGTGAAGAATATCTATTATGAAATTTCTGAGGAGATTTATTTAAAAATAAAGGAAAACAAAATAGATACTAAAAATAATGAAGGGGTTATTAACCTTAATTATAAAGAGAAAAAGAAAGGGAAATGTTGTATTATTTCTTAAGAGCAGGTATTTTATTGCGTGTATTAGCGTGATCTTTAATAATTTTTAAAATCTTTTCTTCTGACATCTTCAATCTGTAGCGTTTTTGAAGATAGAATTTAGTTGTTTTAACGAATCTTTTTTTATTGAGTGGAACTTTGGGTACTTCAGTTTTATTGGTAGCAATATCTAGATAGAACTTATATTCACTTGGACTTCTTTCAACTGTTTGTTTTGAATTAGGTTTTCCCACAAAAAACGGGGTCTCATAGTTATAATCTGGAATTTCAAAAAGCGGAACATCCAGCTTGAGTTTAACTATCATCGCAATAAGTTCCGCCATCCCGCTTGGTCTTGCACGAACATATCTCCAGAATACGTTGTATCTTGGGTTCATGATTTTTATTCCGAGGAATTGACAGAAGCATTTTGGATTGAAGTAAAGTTCATTATAGTTATTTACCCCATCCATATATTTCATTGCTTCTTTGAAAATATTTTCAACAAAAAGCCAAGTGAAATGTTGTTCTTCATACGTAACCAAATTGGATTTTGTACATATATCAACATCGAAACCGGAATCAACAAGTTTTTTATAGATAACTGGTGCGTATTTGTTTGCATAAATAAAACCATCAAAATCACCAAATTCTCTTACACCCATATAAAAAGTTACTAAACCACTTGAAAGGATCATGAATTCGATTTCAAGGAGGGACATATTCTTGTAAATATATTCTACAAAGGAACGATATTTCATGATACATCCTTTGCATTTCCAGATATGAGTGAGGTCTTGGATGTCTAAGTATTTGTAAGTGTTTTCATTGAGTAACATTTTTGCGTAAAGAACAGTTTCAATGAAATTTCTTGTTTTGACTAGAATTGTGTTCATTGTTTTTATTGTTTGTTCTTCATCGTCTTCGAAGAGATAGATGTAAATTTCGTGTATATTTTGAATCTTTTTGATGTGAATATATTTGTTATAATTGAGAAGTGAAAGAAGGGTTTGGAAATTATTTATTGCTTTTTTCATTGGTGGGAGTTTGACATGTTTTGTGTAATATGATATTTTCTCAAGTTCTTCTAATTTGGTACTTGAAACAACTAGTTTTGATTTTGGACGACAAAGGGTATAATAAAGCATTTCGTTATCTTTTGTTGAACATTGTTTACAAGTAGTTTGCTTTTGTTGTTTTAGTTTCGACTTTAATTTTTTATTTGAAGGGTCTTTTTTATAAAATTTGAGGTAAGTTTTTAATGGGGTTTTATAATCACCTTTTTTAATATTAGGGAATAGTGGTAAAATATTTATACTATTCATTTATTCTCTAATATTGTGTTAGATATTTATTCCTTGATAACATTTACAATTGTTGTGTTCCAACTTTCGCATTCTTGACATTTATGATAAGCTGGATGAAATTTAGTAACTGATTTCTTTTCACAATCGTTACAATGAATTTTCGTTTTCCAATCATTTGCTTCCTCGGGAAGAACACTATTCTCAACATAGATTTTCATTGCTTCCCAAAGAGGAATGGGAATGAACGCACTTTTCTTACAAGTTGGGCAGGTATAATTCTGTTTGAACCATTCACTTACACAAGCTGGATGAAAAATATGTCCACATTTTAAAATATGAGGATTTGATTGAGAGTCCCAACAATCTTGGAGACAAATCATACATTGATTTCCTCTCTGATCAATCTTACATGGATGTGTTTCATAAGCTTTAACATCCCAACAAATATTACATTTGTCACAATGTTTGTAATCTTCTTTTTTACCAACACGACAAATACCACAACCATCACAATGATAAATATCTCTTTTTTTGTGATCCCATAAAGAACATTTTAAACAAGTATATCTATGTTCCTTGGCATAACAATCTGGATTTTTACATTTGTTGCTTTTTTCCTGAAATGTGCCACATAAAGTACATTTCATATATTTTACCTTACTTCTGTCCATTTCATGGTACTCCTCCTCATTGTGACAATGATGACAAGAATAGGCTAATGTAATTTTCTTTTTATTTTCAAATATACACTCTTGACAAACTGGTATATACCAGCGTAAATAATGTTGACAACCAGTCATACTTTATTATTGACCAATATTATTCTTTAAATAATAATTTCATTTTTTAAAGAGAGAGTACCTCTCTCTTTTGAACTCTACGCTCCAGCTTCGCTGGGTCAAATTGGTGATTGATTGGTTATAAAAATTAGAAAATTTTATAACCAATTTGTACCGTGCGAAGCACGAACGTAGAGTTTAAAAGAGAGAGGCACTCTCTCTTTGTTTTTATAAATTCGTCGACCCGTTATTGGGCGGTGGCTGTAGCTGCATCGAGCTGCTCTGCTTGATACTTCTCAGCCTTCTTCTTCCATGTTCCCTGCTTCTTCTCTGTCATATTACGCCAGAGTTCTCCGCACTTGCTGGTAACCTCGGTTGGCTTAAGATCAGGGAAATCATCCTTGACTTGCTTACGTCCAACTGTGTTCATCCAGTGCATGTATCCAGAAAGCTTTCGGGGTTCGCGGTTTGCTAGACGCTCTGCGCGTTCATCCTTTGGAAGCTTTCCATTCTTCCATGCGGACTTAAGCTCAGGAACAGTATATTTCTTAAGCTCGGAAAGAGACCAACTGTGTTTCTCATGAAGAGACTCAACGAGTTCGGACTTCTTCATGCTGCTCATAGTCTTACTAGGAGACGAAGTTGGTCCAGCCTCAAAAAGCATGGTAACCTTTGTTGGATCAGTTACATCAACTTCACTAAAAGTTGAAGAACTGTCTTTGTCAAGGTACTCATCACCTTCAAGAAGGCGAAGTGAGGAACTAGCCATCATTTTGAGCTGTTCCGTAACACGCTTCTTAAAAGCGGAAATAGTCATATCGCTAATGGAGACATCTGGTCTCAAAACGATTGCAATAAGATTAGTTTCACTGTTATTCTCAGACATGATATTATTAAAACCATTCGTGATCTTAGTAAAAAAAAAAATCATTTTTTTTTTATTTTTTTCACAAAAAATGTTCGTCTACAGTTTAAGCTGATAATAATTTGTTATTTTTCGCATTTTCTTTCGATTTACAAAAATCTGGCAAAACTCTTTTCACAATCAAGTGTTTATTATTCTCACCATAATATCCATCAAATAACCACTTATAATAAGCCTTTTCTCTCTTTTCCTTCTCTGATAAACTGATACTTTCTTTTTTATCATTGACTCCCGCAACATAATTCATTATTTTGGAAACATATGAAAAACCACAACCGTCAGAAAAACGTTCCTTCTGCCTATCCAGACGACAAAATTCGCAAATTGTAATTTTTAACAAATTTAATACCCGAAGATATTCTAAAGGCCTTCGTCTTGACCTATAAATAAACTTTTAAACGTTTATTTAAAAGATGTTTTATACAATAGTTATAATTTATCTTGGTTATCGATAAAACTATGTTTTCGGAGCATATGGAATAACATCTAACCATTACATCTCCAATATTATATATTGGTAAATCTTTAAGTAATTTTAACGTTATAAAAATATTTGTGAATTTTGCGATTTTTCTCAACAGTACACGTGAATATGTTAATTCTATAAACCGATCCTTAACACACTCCCTCAATAAATGTTTTTCAATACCGTTTTTGGGTAATTTATACTTTCCTTTCAAATTCATAACATATTTCACCAAATCTTTATCCAAAAATGGAACACGTAATTCCAAACCATTGGCGTTAAACGTCCTATCCGCCCTCAAAGATATCGTAAAGGTATAAAGATTTGCGATTTTTGTGAATTTTGTCGTCTCTCTATTTCCAGAAACTTACCACTCCACATCTCCAAATGGAGATCCGATACAACCTGAAATCTAAATGACATACTATATAATACCATGTCAATTATTTAACCAATAAAAAATCACTTTTTATTTTTTTTTAAGAATAACCCTCAATGTTTTACCAATTGCACCTGACCATATTGACGGATCATTAGTATCACATTTATATCCCTTATCCATCATTAATTCTACTAAACCTGCATAATTTGATTTTATTGCAATCATTAATACATTATCACTTATTTTCATACCATTATCCATTAAAAACTTTAATGTTTTTACACTTGAATTTGTACATCGTATTTCGACATTTTTATCAAAATTTCCACCGTATTTTTTACCCTTCGAATATAAATACTCAATAAAATCTATTGGAGTATCTGTTGTATAAATTGTTTCAATTAATTTATCAATATCTACAATGCCTTTGGCATTTTCGGTACCTTCCACATTTCCTGTACCTTCAATGCCTTTGGCATTTTCGGTACCTTCCACATTTCCTGTACCTTCAATGCCTTTGGCATTTTCGGTACCTTCTACATTTCCTGTACCTTCAATGCCTTTGGCATTTTCGGTACAAAATTTATCAAAACATATTTTAAAACCATTAATATTATTGTTATAAACCATTGTTTGCAATACATTATTTATATCTTTTGGCTCATATCCTTTATCAATTAAAAGTTTCAAAATTTCAGTATTTCCACACCTTTGGAAAAAATCAATTGATCCATCTATATTTGTTTTATTTAATATCCATTCAAAACACTCCCTATCTGTCAATCTGTAGAGATAAAAATTGTAGAAATTAGCATCAAAAACAATACCATTAACTTTTGAATATATTTTCTTTATTAACTCCAGTTGACCTTGTTGAAAGGCTTCATAGAAACAGTTTCTATCTATGATCATACCTTTATCAATTAGATAATTAGCAATGTCAAAACATTGACAATAAATAAAATGCTTCACAAGGTCATCATTCTGATTATTAATTGTATATCCATTTTCTATCAAGTATTTAACAGAATCTAAATTCAATTTGTTATCAAGTTTTATCATAATTGGGGATTGATGTGGACAATTAACACAAGTCAAAAATTTTATACAATCAAGTTGATTTCCGTTAACCGCATTAGATAAACATTTTTCACTTAAACGATACCCTTTATTCATCAAATACTTGACACATTTTACATTGCCTCCAATACAGGCATAATCACATATATTTTTGGGAATATCAAAATCTTTATATCCCAAGGCCCAAAATAAGCAATCAAAATCACCATTTTTAGCAACCAAAGAGACAATATCATCAGGATACATTCTTTCATCCATTTTACAATATTTTAATCCTTCCAAACATTTATTTCCAGCAAATATACGATAAAGCTCGATATTATGAGCATAACAACCCGATAAACGATCAACTATTTTTAAACATTTTATATTAGAAAAACTTGCACACATCAGTTCATATTCTTTGTAAATTTCCATATATTGGAGCAAAAAAGATAATAAATTCGACAAATTATTTTTAATTGTTTCAAAAATTGCTTCATTATTAATTGAAGAATATTCCAATAATATTTTAAACTCTTTTACATAATCATATGTCTTAAACTCATCCAATAATTCTTCTTCAAAACCAACTTTCTCATAATAAAGAAATCCATGTGGTCTCAAAAATCTATAAATATCATGTGGTAATTCATCAATCATCCAAAAATTACAAGTATACAAATACCTTTTTAAATCCATATACCCATTTATTACAATCTCCTTAAAAACATGTACATCCGGAATTGACCTTCTTACACAAACTTCTTCTCCTTCAGAATCAGAATCAGAACCAAAGTTATTTTCCTCAAATAATGTTCTATAAAGCTGGGAGTTTATAAGACATTCATGTAAATCATCTTTTCCAACTAACATTTTATTTTATAATTATTTTTTTTTTAAACTCTAAATATGCGTTTTGTTTTACATAAATTAATACCTTATAACATTAAGGAAACTATGTGTGGAATCTGTTACTATAATGGTTGTAATCATACAAATGAAGAAATACTTGAATATTTTGTTAAAATACAGCATCATGGACCTGACAGTCTCAAGTTTATTATAAAGATTTCAAATATGGAGGGTTATTTAAGTCCTTCAATTATATAAAAAATAATGAAGGTTATTGGGGATTTTATAGGGGTAATTTATCGAATTTAATGAGAGTTGTTCCTGCATATACTTTAAAATTCCCTTTGAATGAATTTTTCAAAAATAGGTTTATTGAGGACAAAAATAATCCCAAGTTTCAGAATTTATTGTTGAGTGGTACGTTGGCTGGTTTGACACAAACTTGTACAACTTATCCACTGGATATGTTGAGAACTAGAATGTCATTGGATAAAACAATGACCAAAAATTACACAAATATTTATAAATGTTTGAGTAATATACTTAAAGATGAAGGTTTCTTTGCATTGTATAAAGGATTGAAAATAAATGCTATAAGTTATCCACTATATGTAGGTATTCAATTTTCGATATATGAGAAGTTAAAGGATCAAAATCCATTAATTGCAGGAACTATAGCAGGAACCATCGCTCAATCTACTATGTATCCAGGCGATACAATAAAGCGACAACTTCAATTAAGCGGTATTGATAATACTGGAAAAAAAATTGGAGGCGTCTTCGGAGCAATCCAATATATATATACAACCAGAGGCTTAGTTGGATTTTATCAAGGATTCGCCATTAACTTACTAAAAGTCATTCCAGAAGCTACAATCCAATTCATCGTCTACGACCTAGCCAAATCTCATTTAACCAACCTATTCGATAGCTCTCTTTAGCCGAAGGTATTCTCTCCGGAGTAAACCATGTATAGGAATCCATCATCATCTGCGTTCTCCTCATAAATTTGGGAAATAAGGGAAGCTGTAGGTGGTAAAACATTATTTACAAATAAGAAAAGAGCACACTCTGGTGGTAACTCAATTCTTTTTCTCACAACGAAAATAAATTGACCTACTGTTAAATCTAATGGTACTAGATATTTTTTATTTTTAATATCTGGTAAATCTTTACACGA